GCCTTTCTCAATTAGTGCGCGAATATAAAACACCACACTGTTCTGTAGACGGTACATAGAATCACGAATATATAGAACAGGTTCTCCTTCTTTACATGCCAACAGTCTCTGTTCACCGAGCATGGCTTCATTCACGAAATCGGCCATTGGCTGCGTAATTCTGTAGGACATTTTCAGCGTGCATTTTGCAAAATCAGCGGTCAATAGCTGCGGCATATTACGCCATATTTGCTCGGCATGAGTGAGAAAACGGATATCGGCGCCTTTGAATTCATAGAGACCTTGTATATAATCTCCGAGAACCATCAATTGAAACTGTGTGCCCATATCGCGCATATATTTTAGTATCAATTGAAAATAGAGAAGGGTCATGTCTTGTGTTTCGTCCAAAACAATAACCTGTTGGCATTTTATCGGAGTTGACGGCGGCATATTATGATGTAATAAATACCGGATTCCAGTGTCGGTATGCGCGATTTGCGTATATTTAGCAACGGCCAAACTATGATATGTATGAACTGTGAGATTTTTGATACCAAGTTCTCTTACTTTTTCTTTGACTTCTTTTCTTAGAGACGCATTGTAAGTGATTTGAAGGAATCGTTTGTCGGGAATTTGAATAGCTGCCGACAGAATCGTGGTGGATTTGCCGGAACCTGCACATGCGTCTACGACTACATTGCGGCCTTGTATAACATTGTCTATGATGATTTGTTGTTCTTGACTTGGTTCATTCATATATTCTCTTTTAAAAAGAGAACCCACCACTTTATTTGGTTTTCGTATTTGAATTATATTCTAGAGAAGTATATATAATGACAAAGATACAAACGTTTTTAAGCATCATGGCTTTTTACATTCTGCTTTCCTATGTAGTATTCCCACTGGGATTCTATTATTTAGTTGAAAAATCTCTTGCAAGTGCAGGAAATGGATTCGTCGTTGGTAGCGCGATTTCTCTGGTACTATGGTTAACGGTTGGCCGAAGAATGGTCTAAAATATTATTTATTATATAACCAATATGTTAGACAAAGTATTCATGTATTTCCTGTAATTATATTAATAAAAAAGTTAATATAAATAGTTTATTTGTTTACATACATAATATGTTTGTAAATAATGATATTAAAAATTTTGGTCTAGAATGTAAAACAGATAAAGTTACTGTTCATGGTTATCATAGATTTTATAATAAAGAATTAGAAGAATATCGTAAAATGGATTCTATTGCATTATTAGAAATCGGTATTCAAAATAGCGAATCTATGCAATTATGGAAAAAATATTTTCCAAATGCATTTATTTATGGCGTTGATATAAATATTGAATATTCTGATGAACGCAGTAAAGTATTTAAACTAGACCAAAATAAAATAGAAGATATCATTTCATTAAGAAGTAGTATTACAAAAAAAGTTTATTTTATAATTGATGATGGAACCCATATACCAGAACATCAATTGTTTAGTTTTGAATATTTATTTTCAAATATATTAGAAGAAGGCGGACTCTATATTATTGAAGATATAGAAACCTCCTATTGGAAAAATGGCGCTGTTTATGGATATCCTACAAAATATGGATTTGGACATAAATCATCAATAGTTGAACAATTTAAATTATTGGTTGATTATGCAAATTATAATTTTTTAAGTGATTATGATAAGCTAATATTAGAGAAAAAAACCGATTTTTTATCATCGTTTACCAAACAATATATTCAAAGTATATCTTTTTGTGAAAATTGTATACTTATTAAAAAAAAAACCAAAGAAGATTTTAACTATCATAATCCATATCATTATAAAAAAGAAGTTTCAAATAATCATCTAGACCATGCTCAAATCGTTATTAGAAAATCGTATATTGACGGTATAGGAAATGTATTGAAAGCATTTATTACTGCATGTGCAATCAATAATGATGCTGTAATAGAATGTAATCCAAGTTATATGTACGGAAATTATGATACGATTTTAGATAGTAAACATATTTTTCATGGAACTAACAAAAAAGTGGAATATTTATATGGATGTCATTTATTAGTTTTAAAAGAAGAAGGTAATTATCAAATGAGTTTATGTAATGGTCCTGCATCTATAGGTAATAATAATTTAAATAGTTTCTATGATTTTACAAAGTTAATTGATTTAAATTATGATTCTGAAAAAGTATGCATTCAAGTAAAACAACGTATATGGAACACCATAGATAATATAAAATTCAAAGATATTGTATTAAATGAAGTTGAATTATTACAAAAAACACTTTTAACACAAGAAGTAGAAGATAAATCACTAGCTATTTCTGTGAGAACATGGAAAGCATCACATGAAACAAATATTGATAGACAATATGATTTTAATGTTTATAAAAATAAAATTTTATCTATTCTTGATGAAGATAAAAATATAAAAAATGTAATATTATCAATAGATAACCATGATTATGAAGACGACTACGTAAAATTATTTGAAAGTATCAATGTAAAGTTTAGTATTTTAAATAAAAAAGATTACTTAAATGATATACAATTTGCAATTATCAAAGTACTTTTATTATCAAAATGCAATTACATCATTGGTAATAGAATCAGTACATTTACAGAACTCATTTTTTGGTTTAGCAAATGCGCTATACAAGTATGTCCTTTATTTTGAAAAGATTTATTATATACCACGTAATACACAATTCTTTATGAAGAGAACTTATATATAAAAAAATGACATGATTATCTAACATGTCATTTTTTGTCTATTTTTTAGTAGCAGATTCTCAAGCCACGTATATTGGCGCCACCGTGGATTTAGACCACCGATTAAGACAACATAATGGCGAAATCAAAGGCGGTGCTCATGCAACAAGTGTAAAAGTTGCACAAGGCGAAGTTTGGCGCAGATTCTGTCACGTCGCCGGTTTTCCTACATGGAATGCTGCGCTTCAATTTGAGTGGCGCTGGAAACAGTTGACTCGTACGAAATTTCATAATAAAATGAATCCTGTAGAACGGCGTATTCGCGCGTTAAAAATGCTTTTAGCATTAGATAGACCCACCTCCAGAGCCGATTTATATAGTGATTGGCCGGAGGGCGGTCCCAAAGTCAATATTGAAGTAGAACATCCTTATTTTTTATTGTTATGAGAACCTATAGTTGATTATTTGAGACGTTTTACCGTTTTTCTTGGCACAAAATTTTTATTGTACTCTATTGCATTCAATAATCTGAGCTGCTTTTTCGCATTTTCTTTTGTAGCGCACTTGGCAAAAACGCGTTTTGTCTTTCTGTTCATTACCTTGTAACAAGGTTTTTTTGGCACTTTGCGTATAGTATACGGCATTATATATTATATTTATATATTATAATGGCGGACGAAACTGATTATGATATGCCAGTTTCTATTATGGTACCAATAGATGAACCTCTTGATTTAAAATTTAGTAATATAGAAAATTTAAGTATAAAAAAACAATTGTTTGCAAAATTAAAAGATAACTCTGAACCAGAAATAAAAGTAGTTATTCCTGTAAGAATATCTATGAAAGATACAAAGTATTTTCTTATGACTCCAGAATATTTTTCCAAATATTCAAAAGCGCGCGTGGAAGAAAAACAAAATTATGCTAAAAATAATAATGAAATGAATAAAGAAAATTTTGATAAATATTTAAATTATGTTTCAAAACGAAAACAAGAGATAAAAAATAAAATGGTTAATGATTCAATTACTTATGACAAATTAATAGAAGAATATGATTTGTTTGTAAATAAAAAATTATATCAGCAACAAAATTATGATGAAAAAACGAAGTCTACTATACCATATTATTATGCCGGAAAAAAACTCCGCCGCAGCAAAAAACTCCGCCAAAGCAAAAAAAAAATAAATCGCAAAAATAAAACAAAACGCTCAGTCAAAATTTTATAAATTTATATCTAGTAGTATTCACATTTGACGGAGAACATCCCTGTATTGGCGGACAAATACTATCAGAACTATCACTAAAAAATGAGCAACTCGGCGTATTCGTTTGTAATATCCAACTATCTTCACAGATTTCGGCAACAGTACAACGATTCTTCGGCTCAACTGCCAATATATTTTTTAAAAATCCAATCAGTTCACTTGTATATTTATTTTTTTTATTAATGATATGAATATTTTGCACCGTACTTTTGATTTGCGTTTTAAACATTTCGCGATTATTTATATATTCCGTATCATACAAACGCAACCAACATTTATAAAACATATCATGTCCTACCACCATTTCTAAAATAACAGCACCAACAGACCAAACATCCGCTTTGTCTCCTTTATATCCACAATCTTGTAACATTTCTGGTGCAAAAAAACCCGGCGACCCCACAAAATCTTTCAAATCTACTTCCTTGTCAAATGCACATAATCCAAAATCGCATAATTTCACATCATATGTATCAGAATGTAGTAATACATTTTCGGGTTTAATATCACGATGATATACGCCTTTTTTATGACAATAATTCACTGCATCTAATATGTTGAGCGCAATTTTTTTTGCAATGACTTCATCTACCCCATTTGGAAAATCGTCAAAATACGAATATAAATCCTGTGGGCCCAATTCAAGGACTAGTCCTAAAATAGTATTCGTATTTATAGTATCATACAAATTTGTTATGTATTGACTATTTAATTTATGCAATGCGCTAATTTCATTTTCTATTCTTTGCGCAGCAGAAATGGTCGTCACTGATTTTTTCGTGATGATTTTAATTGCCATTTCTTGGTCGTCTTTTTTACATTTTTGTACAGAAGCGAAATTACCCACACCGCAAAGTTTTTCAAGCATATAAGGGCCAATTTTATGTTGTGATTCGTTAGCATAAAATTCGCTTTTATTTATGTAATAAAAATCACAAGAATTAGGGACAACATATGTCCAAAGCATTGAACTCAATTGAACATTCTGAGTCTCTACTTTTTTTGTCAATGTTTTTATTTTATTATTGAAATCAAGTAGGTTCTCTTTTGATTCATTTTTATTGAGTTGCTTTTTTTCATTTATAACTGGCAATGAATACAGTACTTGTTTATCTTCATTTAATTTCAACGCCATTATAAATTTAATATTTAATTTATAAATATAAAATAAATATTTTTATTATTTTTATTTGAATGCTATATTGCAATAATAGGAAGGTTCTCTATAAATCATATAATAATTTAAAATTCAAACAAAACGAAAAATTCGCATTGTTCATATCCACCACACGACCATATTCATCAAAAAGACGAATGCGTAGTCGCTGTATATCTACAGGACCAAAATATTGTCTCGGTTCAGATACTATATTCAAATCGTTTTCCATAACAAGACTGAAATAAGTGCCTTTTACAGATATTCTTGCTAAAATATTTGGATTGAGAACCGATTTTTGAAATGCCGACAGAAAATGATTATTTCCGCTGTTATGAAAATCGTCTATTGCTAAAAAAAGATAACGGACAGTCGCCGGTTCTATAATTGTATCTGCCGTATATTCTGTAAGACCTTCATACAATGGTCGTTGATATCCCAAATTCCATCCCAATTTTGTGGAAAGTTCTGTATTTGTTGGAATACCTGCCATATCTTTTTGAAAATCAAGTATTATCTGCGTAATAGAAATAGAATTTGTTTTTACAGTGACTTTGCCAGTACCAGAGCCCGATGGCATAATATCCAATACAAATAATATGTTTTGAAAAATATCATTATCTGAATGTATTGACATATTTACGGCGTCTATCAAATCAGCTGCATTATAATTGCCGTCTGAAATTGTAATTAATTTATCATACGTTTGACCATTATCTATCAATTGTATCCAAAAATAATTGTTACCATATGTACTGGATACACCGTAAAAAGTAATGGGCAATTCAATAGATGCAAGTTGCATGGATACGACTTTACTCAATTTAAACGGCAATTGAAAAGCAAAATCACTGCTTTTAGTTGCATATAGGTTCTCGCGAAATCGGGTATCAATGTTAACACATTGAGTAATTACTCGTGTCTCTAATGGATTTAAAACGCCTTGATAATAAGCGTCGGTCTTTGCATGTATAAATTGGGTGGTTGGTCTTTCAATTATATTTTGAGAACGTGAACTGGGTAATTGATTTACCAAAGGAGATGCTATGGTGTCTAATTTGTAATTTTTAGGAATGCTTGTAGGGTCTTTTTTTGGAAATTTCACAGTAAGAATCCAGTGTTTGGCAGTTTCCAAAAATTCAATCAAATCACGCTTAAATCGTTTATTAATATGACCACTATTTAATAGCTGTTCACGTATCTTGTATTCTTTTGCCTCCACGTCATCTTCACTATATTTACCTTGTAAAGTAAAAAATACTTCCAAATCTTTCATTGTGTAATTGTTAATGTTTAAATCAAGGTCCATGTTCTCTATAAAATACAAATATCCTTTTTTTATAATTTTCACTAATAAAATGTATAAAACATTATATCTGCAAATTATAATATATGCTTCCGTCAAGTACAATTGTCCAAGAAAAAAAAGTAAGAGCGGCCGGATGTAATACTATGTTTAAATATAATGGTTCTGGCACTTATTATGGACCCACTGGACCGATGGGTTCTATGGGATTTACTGGACCAACTGGTAGAATAGGTATAAGAGGCTACACAGGACATACAGGACATACAGGTTTAACTGGAGAAACTGGACCTACTGGAGAAACTGGTTTCACAGGTTGTACTGGACCTACTGGAGAAACTGGACCCACTGGTCCTACAGGACACACTGGACCTACTGGA